TACGAATGGAACAACTTCCGCCGTATAGCATAAATACATACAATAAAGGGGTTATTAACTATGGCATATATTATTAACAAAACCGACGGGACGCAGATTGCAGTAGTTGAAGACGGTACTATCGATCAAACTACCGATCTAAAACTTGTTGGTAAAAACTATGCTGGATACGGTGAGATTCAGAACGAAAACTTCGTTCATTTGCTTGAAAACTTTTCAAGTGCAAATTCTCCATCCAGAGCAATTCGAGGTCAAATTTGGTTTGACAGCGGAACAAGCAAATTAAAATTTTACGACGGTACAAAATTTAGAACAACTGGCGGAGCAGAAGTAAGTGCTTCACAACCATCAGGCTTAACTGAAGGTGACTTTTGGTGGGATAATGCAAACAATCAATTGTATGCAAACACCGGAGCAGGTTTTATCTTAATTGGTCCACAATCACAAGGTAACACAGTTACTTCGTTTGTAACAGACACAATTAGAGATATTGCTAACGTTCAAAGAACAGTTATTAAAGGTACTGTAAATGATGAAGTAGTTGTTGTACTTTCAGCGGCAGACTTTACGATTGACTCATCCGACCCCGACAATGCCATAACAGGATTTGATGTCATTCACCAAGGTATGACCCTAAAGAATACAACTAACGCACAACAAGGTGTTACATCCACTGCACACAGATGGTGGGGAACTGCTACTAACTCAGAGAAGTTAGGTGGTAGAGATGCAAGTGAATACGTTGTAAGTATTCCAGGCCAAGAATCAACATTCACAGAAATTGTTAGATTTAGTGACGCAGGTTATACGTTAGGTGCTTCAAACGACTTATCAGTTAGAATTGAAAATGACAATCAAGTAGTTATTGACAATACAGTTGGTACAGTTATTAGATTTAAAGTTGATAATGCTCAAGCACAATCAACAGAACCTATGCAAATTAAAGCAGAAGGTATTTTACCTGGTGCTAATAATACATATGACATGGGTACATCTGCTAACAAGTGGAAAGAAATTCATGCTACATTGTTTAATGGTACAGCAACAGCGGCAAACGCATTAGTTGTTGGATCAAACAATAGAACAGCAAGTACTTCAGCAACAAACGATACTGTTGCAGTTAGAGATAGTTCAGGTAACATAAATGCTAACTTGTTTAACGGTACTGCTACAACAGCACGTTACGCTGACTTGGCAGAGAAATATACAACAGATGATCAGTATCCAACAGGTACAGTAATGGCTGTTAGCACAGATGACAGTTCAGAAACAACTTGGTGCGACATTGATGGAATGCCAATTGGTGTTATTTCTGCTAAACCTGCTTACTTAATGAATGCAGACTCAGAAGGGCAAGCGATTGCACTTAAAGGGCGTGTTCCATTAAGAGTTGTTGGTCCAGTTAACAAAGGCGATAAATTATATGTAGGTGCTAACGGTACTGCTCAAAAGGCCAACGAAGGCGAGTTAGTAGGTATTGCACTTGAGTCTAATGATAGACACGAAGAAAAATTAGTAGAAGTAGTATTAAAAGTATAAAAGGAAGAAGTAAATGGCAATAGTAACCGCGGCAAGGTATAACGCACTTCAAGCAAAAGTTGCAAACGTTCTTGGAAACGGCAGTGGTCAGTTCGGATACGGACAGACTTTAGCAAGTTCGCAAGTAGCGGCAGAAACAGTGATTGATTCGCAACATATGTCAGATCTTTATACTGACATTATTAATGCCAGAGTTCATCAAGTAGGAAGTGTTCCACAATCTCTTGCTTCAGTATCTGCAGGAAATGTAATTGAAGAAGACGGCGCCGACACAGGTACTTTAAGAGGTGTTGTACAATACGAAAACATGGCAGATACTATTGAAACAAACAAAGACTTAATTTATACTGCGGATACTTCACAAAGTACAATTACTGCCGCTAAGGCAACATCAACAAGAACTACAGCATGGGCAGGAGTTGTTGATCACGTTGTTACAGTTACTTTTGCAAGTGCTGATGCACGTAGACACTTCTTTAATGCTGGCGGCGAAATTAGATTTACAGCAGACTTAGATCCAGCGGCTTCAAACGGTAAGAACAACGACTGGAACAACTTATTATCAGCAATGGGTACAGCAAAATTTAAATCAAATGGTTGTGCTTCAGACGGTTCTGCACCAGGAACTGATTTTGGTATTGGTAACTTTGATTTAACAGCAACATATCAAACAGTATTCCAAAAAGACGGTACTGGTGTTTATGCAGAAAACGACTATAACATTGCCGCTAAAGAAAATAGCACTTCAGTTATTGAATTTAGAATTCAATTTAGAGATGATGACTTAGGTGACGACACCAACGATGCAAACAACGATGGTGCTATTAATCCAATTGATGAAGATGTAACAGGTACTTTGGACAGTATTGTTGGAGAAAGATTACCAACAGGTACACGAGTAGCATTAACATCACCAACTTTTGCAACCACAAACAACTTAGCATAATAAAACACATAGTAAATACTTTACTATGGACGAGAAACTTCAAAAAGCCTTAGAGTTTGGCAATTATAGTGCCACGCTTGAAAATCAAAAACGTATGTTGCAAGAAAAGTTTGTAACAGATACGATCTATTTCCATAAAGGCGGCCAATTTACAATTAACAAAGAACTATTGAATTATGTTTATATGTTAATGTCTACAGATCAAGAAACAACAGTGTTAATTGACGACAATAACATTCCTGTTGAAGTTAATGTAAATGAATTTTATTCAAATATTGCTGACAAATATTTTACAGCATCAAATGAATATCATGCAGAGTACACTAAGTTACAGAAAAGTAGATCAGTAGACGGTTTAGTAGAATGACATCAGGTGTTTTATTATTTGCACACAACAATGAACAAATAGATTATGTGGCACAGGCTTGTTTTTTAGCAAAACGTATCACAAAATATCTAAATCTTCCCACAACTCTTGTAACAGACGATCAACGTAGAGTTGAAGAATACTATGACTATAAAGTATTTGACAATATCATAGTTTCAGACATACAAAATAAAAATAAAAAAACATATCATGACGGTTCGTTGTCTAAGAAGATATTAGATTTTAAAAACTTTAATAGAAGTGACGCATATAATATTTCACCATACGAGAAAACACTTGTTATGGATACTGATTACATTATTAGTAACAATTTATTAGCAAACTGTTTTGAAAGTTCTAACAAATTAATGATGTATAGTAACAGTATGGACATATCAGGGTGGCGTGATGAAACAGAATTTAAGTTTATAAGTGAAACCAGTATTAAATTTTACTGGGCAACTTGTGTATATTTTGTAAAAGACCCTGCTAACTTATTATTTTTTAATTTAATAAAACATATACAAAGAAATTATCAGCACTACAGGAACTTATATCAGATAACAAGTACAGTTTTTAGAAATGATTATGCTTTCAGCATAGCGGCTCATATTACAGGTCATGTAAAAGAACTTCCTGGTAAAATGATTTACAGTACTCATAAGGATATTTTACAAAAGATAGACGAATCTGCAATTAAACTACTTGTTGAAAAGCAAGATAGAGTAGGAGAATATACTTTATTAAAATCAAACGGAATAAATCTACACGTTATGAATAAGTTTAGTTTGAATAGGGAAGTTACCCATGCCTAACTTTACATTTCTTGCACAGAATAATGACCAAGATAATTACATACGTCAAGCAGAATTATTAGCAATGAGTATTAGACATACTAATCCTAACAGTAAAATTTGTCTAATAACTAATGAAGACATTGAATGGATTAAAGAAGGCCTATTCGACGATATTGTGCCTATTCCATGGGAAGATAAAGCAGACGAACACAGATGGAAAGTACAAAATAGATGGAAAATTTATCATGCTTGTCCATATGATGAGACTTTTGTATTAGATACTGATATGTTAGTACTGCATGATTTAACACATTGGTGGAATCTAATGCAAAACTATGATGTATTTTACACAACTAATGTAACAGATTACAAACAAAGTAAACTCAATGTAACATATTATAGGAAAATGTTTGAAGCAAATAACTTACCAAACATTTATGTTGCATTACACTATTTTAAAAAGTCAGACTTTGCAAAACAGTTTTATACTTGTTTAGAAGAAGTAATGAAAAATTGGGAATACTATTATGAAAAGTATGCACCTAAGAAAATGCAAAAGTTTTTAAGTGTTGATGTATGTACAGCAATAGCAATTAGAGTATTAGGGGTTGAAGATAAAGTTACAAACGCAGTTACACAGTTTCCTACATTTGTACATATGAAACCTTATGCACAACCTTGGAAAACACAGACTAAAAAATGGCAAGACAGAATAAGTTGTTTTATTAATGACGATAAGCAGATGCGTGTTGGCGGCCATTTACAAAATACAGTATTTCATTATACTGAAAAAGACTTTACGGAGAAATATTATGAAAGATTCAATAATACAGTTTCCGGTTAGGCCTGTAAAGTTAAACAATCACGCTAACTTAAAGCAAGAGTTACTTGATTCAATTAATTCAACTACACTTGCTGAAAATATATTCGGACCTAATAATAATATTACACGTTGCGATTGGGGACCAGGAAGATACGATCCTAACAGAGAGTGGCTTAAAATACTTCAGTTTGATTTAAATGAACATTTGAAAACTTGGGCCAAAGAATTTAAGTATGAATCTTTTACAATACATGAAATCTGGTTTCAACAATATGCAAAAGACGGAAAACACTCTTGGCACGTTCATGGTTGTAACTTTACAAGTGTTTATTATTTAGATTTGCCTGGTGAAACACCTAAAACACAATGGGTTGATCCGTTAACAGGCAAAGAGTGTGACTTTATAGTTGAGGAAGGGGATATTATTACTTTTCCAAGTTGGACTATACATAGAGCACCTGTTAATCAAACAGATAATATGAAAACAATTATATCTTGGAATATGGATGTTGGTATATCAGATTACTATGAGGTAGACAATGACTGAAATGATTAAAGATTCTGTGTCTACATATGTAGAGTTTAATCCTAAGACAGGAGATATCGAAACTATAACATCTTATCCAACGTCAAAAGATTATATTGAAGTAGATTTTTCAAAAGTAGAAAAGTTAGCCAACGGTGGAGAAAAGTTTAAGCACTATCAAGTAATTTTTAGTCCAACTTCCTTAATGTATGAGTTGGTAAATGTATACGAAAAATCACATTTTGAATATAATGTAAACAACAGTTTGTATAAAATACAAAATAATCCAAATGCAGATATTATAATTTGTAAATCTTACAAAGATTCACAATGGAAACTCAAATTTGGAAAACTATTTGCAAAGACTATAAAAACAAATAACGTAACATTACAAACAGTAAAACATTTCAGTGTTGTTAAAAAGAATGACCCGTTTGTGTTATATAGGACATTACAATTTAACTTAGCATCAGATAATTTAGTCTTGCAATTTGACGAAAATGATGCTATAATGGACTTTGATTTATATACAAATAAGATGTTTAACAGTTACGGAGTAGAAATTGAACAAGATTAAGATACAAGACGTTGATATTATCTTTTTAAGTTATGACGAGCCTAACTGTGAAGAAAATTGGGCAGACTTACAACGCAAAATCCCTTGGGCAAAACGTGTACACGGTGTAGAAGGATCAGATGCCGCACATAAAGCCTGTGCAGATTTATCTGAAACAAAACACTTTGTAACTGTAGACGGTGACACTATTGTTGATTCTAAGTTTATGCAAGTTGAGTTAGATTTAGACAAGTTGGGTGTAGATGATGACTACCAGTTTAGTTGGTGTGGTAAAATTGATGTTAACGGACTTATGTACGGTAACGGAAGTTTAAAGATGTGGACAAAGGATTTTGTTAAAAATATGAAAACACATGAAAACACTGACGGATCAGATGAAACAAGTATTGAGTTTTGTTACTTTGACAATTATTATCAACTAAATGAAAACTATAGCAACAGTATTATTACAGCAACTCCGCACCAAGCATGGAGAGCAGGATTCCGTGAGGGTGTTAAGATGAGTTTAGATAGAGGAAAGCCAACAGAAGATATTAATTCATTATGGTGGCAAAATAGGCATAGACTTTTTATCTGGCAAATGGTAGGTTGTGATGTTCCTAATGGTATCTGGGCAGTGTACGGTGCACGACTTGGAACATATATGAATATGTGTACTAACTGGGATCATACTCAAACAAGAGATTTTACATACCTTAACGAATTATGGAAAGAACACGAAAGTATAGATGTTGCTGAATCGTGTAAAGAGTTGGGTAAAAAATTAATCAATGAATTAGAACTGCCTATTGCAGTTGTTCCTTTTGACAAACTACAAAGTGAATTTTTTAAAACTGTTTATCTTAACAGTGACAGAGTTATTAGACGTAAATGAGTGAAGTAGATCAAATTAAAAAAATAATGCCAGAGATTGATAAAATCTCTCCTACATTCTGTTTGGCTAAATGGCATCATGTAACAATATACCTACAAACTGGAGAAACACACAGTTGTTATCACCCTGCACCTCATAAAATTCCTCTTGAAGGATTAATTGAAAATCCAAGTCAGTTACACAATACTCCGCAAAAGAAAGAAGAACGTAAACAAATGCTCGCCGGCGAAAAGCCAAGTGGATGTCAATACTGTTGGAATATTGAATGTATGGGCAAAGACTATATTAGTGATAGACATATTAAAACAACAAGTATATATAAGCCAGAACGTATTGAAGAAATTAAAAACAATCCTTGGGATTACAATATAAATCCTGAATATATTGAAGTAAACTTTTCAAATGAATGTAACTTTAAGTGCGGTTATTGTCATCCTAAGTTTAGTACAAGTTATTACAATGAAATTAAAAAACACGGTCCTTATAAAGACAGTACTGCACATCGTAATGATATTGATTGGTTTGAATTATATGAAGAAAATAAAAATCCTTATGTAGATGCATGGTGGAAATGGTGGCCTGAAGTTTCCAAGACTCTTAATATTTTACGAGTTACAGGAGGTGAACCGTTGATGCATAAAAGCACATGGCGGTTGTTTGACGAATTAGAAAAAAATCCTAAACCACATATTCAAATTGAACTTAATAGTAACATGGGTGTTAAAGAAGCACTTGTTAAAAAACTTGTAGAAAGAATAAAAACTCTAAAAGACAATGGGTGTATTCGAAGTTTTAAGTTATACACAAGTATAGATACTTGGGGACCAAGAGCAAGTTATACTCGCAGAGGATTAGACATTGGACTATGGGAACGTAATCTTGATTACTACTTAAAAAACTTAGGATATCCTGTAACATTCATGTGTACATTTAACTTGTTTGCTGTTACAAGTTTTGACAAGTTGTTAAGAAAAATTCTGGAATGGCGCACAAAGTATAATAAGAATAATAAAACACAATGGCAAAACATTAGGTTTGATACTCCTTATCTAAAAGAACCAATTCAATTTGATATGAACATCTTACCTAAGTTAGAGTTTATGCCTTATATGGAAAAGCATCTTAAGTTTATTGCAGAAAATGTTGACGATGCTGATAGAACAAAATTTAGTTTATTAGAATACGAACGGTTTCGTAGAGTTGTAGATTATATGCGTACAACAGAATATGATGAAAAGAAATTACAAAACGGACATAAAAATTTTTATACTTGGTTTACAGAGTATGATAACAGAAGCGGAACAAAACTTATAGAAGTATTTCCTGAATTAGAAAATTTCTATTATAATTGTTCTAAAGTATAACTTTATTATTGTAAATTTTAAAAGCAAGTGTTTGGTTATGTGTTAAGATTTCGTCCATTTCATTTAGCATTTCCTTACAATCATCAATACTTAACATCTTAATACTGTCTAACAAATAGCGTATTTTGTTCATACGGTTTGTATGGTCCTCTTCAGTATCATAACTTTCGTCCCATGTAAATGTTTTAAATCCTAATTTGCGTATGTACTCTAATGTGTAAGGTGGTGCAACACATATGAAGGGGCGTTTGTGTATCATTGCATTTACAGTTTTTTCGCTGAAGTTTCCTGTAGGTTGATAAAAACGTGTTTCGTTTGCAACTACACAGAAACTTTTTTCGTAGTATTTAGATAAAGATCCTGGACCATTTACTTCGCCCTCAGGCCATTTTTTATTTGTAGGGTTTATACTTTTTAATTGTGTATCAATACTTAATGGTGGATCTGTAAAGGCCCAACTATAATAACCTGGAGTGTCTTGTAAGTGTTCTATAATTAAACGTCGGTGTAAACTGTAACGCCAGTTAGGACAAATAAAATGTTTATCAATATTATTTTTAATAGTAATACTTCCACCATTAAACTGATTACGTAAAAATATATCAAAACATTTTAGTTTAAAAGGATATGCTGTAATATACTTTTCTACATTATAATCACAAGTATATACTGTAACATCTGCATTTAGGTTTTTTATAAAATCTTCAATGCTATCCAATTCATCTGCACGTAGTTTTTCGCCACCTTTGAATTCACTAAAAAATTGTCTGTTATGTGATTTACCTTCTTCGTATAAACTTAATGGTTCGTACAAATAGATGTCTAATGTTTTTAATTTTTTTAAAAGTTTAGGTGTAATAGGAAACTTACTAAAATCTATTTTATTTGTTCCTGTAAAAATAATATAAGGATTTTCGGGTTCCCATTGCCTAAACAATTCAAAAAACATTTTACCTGTTTTAGTACGAACTGCCTTGATTGGGAGATTGCCCCAGAAAATGTCTTGTACAAACATTAGTAATATGTACCTGTAATCTGTAAAGTGTATCTTGATTCTACGCCAATATTACTTGCGGCGTGTGGAGCATCAGCGTCCCATAAAACATATTCTCCTGCTTTATAGTTTACAACACCAACTTGTTCAACTTCAAAGTAATGTCCTGGCTTCCAATCTTCTAAGAATACAATAGCACGTCTTACATCTTGTCTTTCTTTTTTAAAAACTTTACAGTATGTGTTAAAGTGATCAACATGGGTAGGCATAATATCTAACGTATCCATTCTATAAAAAACAAATCCAGGATTACGTAAATTTAGTAATGATGCAATTTTTTCTACCCACTCAGGCATTGGGTTTCTACTGTCATACATTTTACCTGTTGTAGTAGTATGTGTATAACCTTGATCACGCCAAGTGTCTGCTTCTTCACCTGTGATAGGTTGTCGTACATATTGAAAATTTTTGTATTCATCATCCCACATCTTAGGGATAAAACCTCTATAAAACATCTCGTTCCACATCCAAAGTTACGCAGTGAAATCCACCGCCAAGTGTTCGTTGATGTCGCATTGGTAACATAGCACATTCTATTCCGTGGTGTTCGAGAAGATGTCGTAGATCTTCTTGATGTTCTTCTAATGCAACTAACTTAGTATTTACACTAAACAAGTTCATGTTAATCCATGTACTTGCATTGCACCACTTAGGATAGTGTCCGATATCAACAGGCTCAGGACACCATATAATATCCCAACTTCTAAAAGGTTCCGGTAAATCATCTCTTGTTTTTATTCTACTTGGATTAGCAAGTAATAAACCTTCACGTAAAAACGCAACAGTACTATCAATGTGCATATAACTATATACATCTTGTAATAAATGCACTTTTGCTGTATCGCCTAATGCTTCTTGCAACAATACTGAACCTAATTTATTTCCGCTATTACTTACAAGATATAAAACGTGTTCATTAGCACGAATAATATTAGCGGCATCAAATGCAGGTTCAAACTCGTTTAGTGCAAGTATGTTTTTGTTTCCAATGCAGTCAGTGTTATATAATGCACTTTCATGGTAACAACGTATTTCTTTAGGATTGTTTAAATGTTTTTCAAATGCTCGCCATTCGCCTTTTCTTGCACGAATAGGCATAGGTGTTGCAAGTGTTAAATCCCCGTGTACAAATACCGAGTCTCGAGGACAGTAATTATAATATTCACAATTAGTCCAATCTGGACGTACAACTTCGACTGATTCTCCTTTTAAAAAATCTACAAAGATTTCTAAGTCTTCATTTGCTTCGTCAATAACTTGTTGTGGATAAGGACCTTTAATTATTTCTGTTTCGTCAGTTTTATCTGCAAAGTTTACACAACGTAAACTAATATCAATATCGTTTGGAATTTGAGCATTATCTGCAATACCAACAATTACTTTTTTTAATTGACCCCATTCATTTTTAGACATACGATACTCTTCCAGGCCAGTGCTGTAAAATTAAATCTTCTAATTGAAGGTTATCCATACGAGCGTTTTCACCTTTAATTTGTTGAATAATTATTTCCATTTTATTACACCAGTCTTTGGTTGTTTGTTTTAGATTATATCCAAGGTATGGATAAATTGTATTTTCTACATAACGCATATGTTCTAATACACTTGGGTGCGAGTCAGTAACATAAATGTTTTTTGTTTCGGGAAATACATTTTGAGATCCAGGTAAAGTATTGTCTACTTTATCTTTATGTCCTTGGAATAGATCAACATTAAAAGATTTCAAATATGCTGTTGTTTGTAGTATTGCTGTTTTGTTTCTAATGTTGTCATTTTCTTCACTCCAATGATTACTTAGATATTCGTCGTTGTAATGATCACTGTTTAAAATATTGCCTTCAGTAATCCATTTGCCTTCTTTAAAAAGATCTACTCTTTGCCAACTACTCCATAAAATACAAACAAGATCGTTTTGATTAAAATTATGTTTTTCATTTGCTTCAACAGTACGACAAGCAATACCTTGATTGCCCATTCCGGCTTTTGCATAGTTATGATTTTCGCAATCTAAGTCTCTTGCAATTATATCACTCCATGTTGGCCAGATATATTCTGTATAAGAACAACCAAATGTAAAAAGCCTCATTTAAATATCTCCATAGTAGGCAAGTAAGGATAGTCTTCGCTGGTCCATAGTTTATCTGCTGTAGCAGTTTTTAATTTTTCTAAACCAAGTTGTGCAGTTTCAGGAGTCATGTAATAATGATATCCTATATTTTTTATATTTTGTTCTGCCCAAGGTTTGTCATCAGTTCTACCATCATATGACATCTGTTTAAGAATATTATAATCTTGTTCAGTTGGACATAGTATTGCTCCGCCTCTTCCAAGACTTAGCATTTTTTTGTGTTGGAAACTTAGACACATTAGTTGTCCTTTAATGTAACTGTCTTTAGCAAAATTTACAGCACCATCGATGATTCTTGTACCGCCGATAAAATAGTATCCTACCCAATCTGCATTAACAAAACTCCAATTTAAGTTTAGTTTCATTAGTGTAAATGGAATACTGATGTAGGTTTTTGTAGGAATAGATAATTTGTTTTGAGGATTATCGTAACGTAAACAAAGTTCAATAGCGTGAGTACAACTATCTGTCGCAACAGCATAAGGTGCACCGTAATATTTTGCTATTTCTTTTTCGAATTCTTTGACTGTTTCAAACATACAACTATTTATATACGCAGTTAATAAGTATATATGTGAGTGAAAGTATGAATCTAATATTATGGCATCGATCTTGGAGTCTTGAAAATTTACTAAAGACTGTCCAAAATAATTCAAATAAAACCATTCGAGTTTTAGGTGCCGAAGAGTATGCGATAATGGGTTTTGACGATCCTTCCAACCAACCAATTTTGAAAGAAATTTATGAAGCGATATCTAATAGTTCTAATACTGTTGAGTTTGTTTGTGGCGGATTTCCTACAAGCAACTCTTTTCATCCAGGGTCTAATGTAACATATTGGACAACTTTTTGGCCTACAAAAACATTTTACGAATTAAGTAAATGGGGTCACGTTGCAAATAATAATAATTTTACAAAAGCATATGTAAATTTAAACAACAAGCCTTGGAAGTTTCGTTGTGAAATGCTTGATACATTATCTCAACGAAACTTAATACCTAAAGGAGCAATTAGTTGGAATGAATGTAATATTGATTACGACTTTAAGCATTGGAAACAAGAGCGTTTGATTATTGATCCTGAATATGCTGAGTCAACAGAACAGTATGGATCTTTCCCTCCAGCATTTCTTGAAAGTTTTATGAGCCTTGTAAGTGAGTCTACAATGGATACCATTTTCCCAACAGAAAAAACTTACATACCAATTTATTTTAAGAAACCTTTTATAGTTTGGAGTGCCCCTAACTTCCACAAATCACTCCAAGAATTAGGTTTTGAATTATATGACGAACTGTTTGATTATAGTTTTGACTTAATAGAAGATAACAAAAAAAGATTAGATGCTATTTTAGATCAAGTTGAAAGTGTTGTTGATAAAGATTATCAAAACTTATATAATTTGGTTGCAGAAAAAGCAGAAAGAAACTATAATATACTAAAGAATATTAGGTTTGACATCAGCAAAGTACCTGACAGTATTTTGCAATTTGGCGGCTACGAACAATTAATTAAGGATATGAAATGAGTACAATAGGATTTATTGGTGTAGGTAAATTAGGTGAACCTTGTGCCACTGAAATAATTAAAAAAGGACATACAGTAAAAGGGTATGACATTACTTCGTTTGATAGTGAACACATTGAAGTAGCAGAAACAATTAAAGATTGTGTAAAAGGCAGTGATATTGTATTTGTTGCAGTTCCAACACCACATCATCCTGATTATGATGGTAGACGTCCTACAAGTCATTTAGAACCCAAAGACTTTGATTATTCTATTGTAATTGATGTATTAAAAGAAGCAAACAAATATATGAATAAAAAACAGTTGCTTGTTTTAATATCAACCGTGTTACCTGGAACAACACGTAGAGAATTTGTTCCGCTTGTTACTAATACACGGTTTGTATATAATCCTTATCTAATTGCAATGGGTACTGTAGGTTGGGACATGGTCAATCCTGAAATGATTATGATCGGCACTGACGATGGCAGTGAAACAGGTGATGCAAAGCAGTTGCGTGATTTTTATGATACCATAATGGAAAACAATCCACGTTATGTTATAGGAACATATGACGAATGTGAATGTATTAAAGTTTTTTACAACACATTTATTAGTACAAAATTAAGTCTTGTTAATATGATGCAAGACGTTGCCCAGAAGCAAGGTAATATTAATGTTGATGTAGTAACAGATGCTCTGTCAAAGTCAACAATGCGAATTATGAGTGATCGTTATATGACAGCAGGTATGGGAGATGGCGGAAGTTGTCACCCAAGAGATAATATTGCATTGCGTTATATGGCAAAAGAATTAAACTTAGAATACGATATATTTGATAGTATTATGACAGCAAGAGAAGTTCAAGCAAAAAATCTTGCAAAATATGTTGTTGAAATGAAAAATGCATACGGTGGTAGTATTATATTAAATGGTATTTCTTATAAACCAGGAGTAAGTTATGTTGATGGTAGTTATGCACTACTTGTTGATCACTACATTAAAGAATTAGGAGAAAAGTCAATTTATATCGATCCTCTTGCAAGTGAGATGCCAAGTAGCAGTGCTTCTATTGGTGGTATAGTTTTAATGTGTCACCCTGAAATGTATTTAGACTATTCAACAGATAGTGTTATTATAGATCCTTGGAGACAAGTAGAAAAAAATCCTAAGTACTTGGTTATACACTACGGAAATACACGATGAAATATTTAAAAACTGAGCCATTATTATATTTTAATGAAGTTGCTGGTAAAAAATTACAGTGGTATTGTGGAGACGACTCTGAAAATTATAATAACCACAATAAATCTTCTTGGAAATACTTTAATACCCACGACAAACTATTCTACGAATTTAATAGTTTAGGTTATAGAACTAAAGAGTTAGACAAATTAGATAATGACTATATTCTTGTTTTTGGATGTAGTTATACTGAAGGCGTTGGGTTATTTGAAAACGAACTATGGTGTAATATATTAGGTAAAGATTTAAACATTGACGTTGTTAACTTAGCCAAAGCAGGTACTGGACCTGACATTATTAATATTAACACACAATTATTTGTTAAAAATAAATTTGTTAAACCTCGTGCAGTTGTAATACAATGGCCAGAAACATCAAGAAAAAGTTTTGGTTATATAGAACGTGAAGGACTATTTAAAAAAACAATTAGATTAGAAGATAGAAATATTCAATGGTCTAATGTTTTAGACGAACCGGCTGACTCTTACGAAATGTTAGATTCTCAGTGGTATTTTAAACGTTGGGCGTTAGAAGACGGTCAAATGACACTTGAAAATAGTTTACATATTAATAGTGTAAACAACTTATGGAACGCATTAGGCATTCCAGTCTTTCATTGGACCTTCCAAGGAGACTTTGCTACTTCTTATGATAAGGATATGTTTGCTAAAATTAATTTAAAAAATGAAGATAGAGCCAGAGACAATTCACATGACGGTCCGTTGATTCATCAGGAAGTAGTAGATAAAATTAGGGATAACGTAAGATGTATGATATAGTTTTTATAAGTTATCAAGAACCTAATGCTGAAAATAATTGGGAAGTTTTAAAAGAACAATTTCCTATGGCTAAACGTGTGAAAGATATAGACGGTATTCATCAAGCACACATTACCGCGGCTAAAAAATGTTTTACTAAAATGTTTTGGGTAGTAGATGGCGATGCAGAATTGTCAAGAGGCTTTCAATTTGATTATAAGGTTTCCGAGTGGGATTTAGAAACAGTTCATGTATGGAGAAGTATAAATCCTATAAACGACTTGGAATATGGATACGGTGGTGTGAAACTTCTCCCAAGGTCACTCACACTGAACATGGACACCACCGTACCCGACATGACTACAAGTATTAGTAATAAGTTTAAAGCAGTAGACGAAGTGGCAAATATTACTGCATTCAACACTGATCCTTGGAGTGCATGGAAAAGTGGATTTAGAGAATGTGCAAAACTTTCAAGTAAAGTTATAAAGGGCCAAGTTGATGAAGAAACAGAAAAAAGATTAGATACGTGGTGTACAGTTGGTGCTGACAGAGAGTATGGCAAGTATGCTATTCATGGCGCACAGTGCGGAAGATACTTTGGTCAAGCACACAAAGACGATAAAGAAATGTTACATAAAATTAATGACTTTAAATGGTTAAAGGAGCAGTTTGATGACTACGAAGATTCCATTTAAAGACATAGTTAAGTTTGGTCAGAAAACAATGTTAGATACAAAGTTGTTTTCTGTTAGTTGGATTATTGGTCGTTTTTGTAATTACAAATGTAGTTACTGTTGGCCGTATGCAAATACAGATAAACCAGATCACTATGATTTAGAAACTTATAAAAATACTATAGATGAAATCAAATATCAAGCAAGAGCAAACGGGTTTGATAGATTTCATTTTAGTTTTAGTGGAGGTGAACCTACAGCATATAAGGATCTATTAAAACTAATCGATCACTATGAAGATTTTGAAAGTCCATACCTAAGTATACACATGACAAGTAACTGTAGTCCTGCAAAGAACTGGTGGGATAAATGGTTAGATGTTACAAATGTAATGGATAGAAGAACTATTACTGCAAGTTTTCACGCAGAATTTGCAGATGAAAAGGAATTTGGTAACAAACTGTTGTACTTACAAGACAATGGTGTAGGTATTACAATTAATCAAGTTATGGTTCCGCAACTATGGGACGAGTATTATGAAAGAAGTCAAAGATTTATTAAAAGAGGATTGCACGTCACTCTTAAGCCGCAATCAGATCCTACTGCGTCATTTATTGTCGAAGGTTATACAGATGAGCAAAAACATATTTTACAAAATGACAGCGAACAAACAGAACACCAAGTAGTATTATTTGATAATAAAGGTCAGCAGTACAGCATTGATCAAGCAGAAAGGTTTAATGCGTTTGGATTTAACAAGTTTAAAGGTTGGAACTGTAATGCAGGATATCAAAGTTGTATTATTAGAGGTAACGAGGTAAAACGTAGTTATAGTTGTCATGATGTTCCTTTGGGAACTATTACAGATGGGTTTCAGTTGTTTGATACGCCTATGCCTTGTATTACACCAAGTTGTGTAAGCAGTGCAGATAGTAAAATACCGAAAGAAAAGAAATGAAAATAGAATTAGAAGATATTATGTTCTGGATGGATGCTATTCGCAACAGCGAGGATCGTGATCGTACACTTGAAAGTTTCTGGAAAGGACAGTTACGTAGTAAACAAGCATTAGTAAAAATGTTAGAATATAAATGCGATTATAAAAAAGATTATTCTATAGTAATTCACGGAGGCTGGAATGGTGTATTAGCAAGTTTACTTT